AATACTGTGAAGATGGAGTAATATGGTTTGGAACATCATCAAAGTTTGATGATGAAATTCGTACCCATGGTATATTAAGAGTTTCTCTCGCAAATCCGTTGAATCATGATGATTTTGTTTCGAGCTATATTCCACTTGCAACCACTTCTGATATAGCAAAGGGCGATAAATTTGCTAGTATTAGCGTACAAAGATATGGAGGGGAGAAACGAATCTACAGGATAGTAGCAGTAGATGATGGTGATCTACTTGAAAGAGACCCAGATATAGAAATTGTTAGATATAATGGCGATAGCATAAACAAGCAATACTTGGAGATCTTTGAGTGATCGTACGTTACCCAACTGGACTGTATTCTAGACAAATCCCAACCAGCCCAAGCGACGTTGGGAATGTTACCTTCACTATATCAAATGAAGAGCCATCAGAACTACCTGGTGACTTCATCTTATTTCCTATAGCGGAGCAGGTTAAGAAAAGGCCGCCGAAGGTTTATACTAATCAACAAAGGCGCGTTCGCTTAGGTGATCTTATCTATACTGTAACCGGCGGCGGTGTAACGTCAGACGGGACGAATGTTAAACTATTTGAAGTCGGACAGGTACTAGAGTTTACAGATACTGAGATTGGGTCAACCGACACCAATATAGTGCCTGATAGGCTTGAATTACAACATAATACTAATTTACTCGATCTTGAAAGTCTTGGATTGAGTGAGTCAGATATTATATCTATTACTACGCAATCAACATCGTTGGAAGATTTGATTGAGGCCGAACTGACTACAATTCAGAATTCAATCGCCGATGATAAATCTGCCGTAACCAATCTGCAGAAGAAAATTAATGAAGCCAATAAAGTTTTAAGCGCATTAAATGTTATGGGTGGTAGCGAAGAAATAAAGGCTAAGATTGTTAAGACTCTGAATGATGCTATGGCTGAGCAAGCAACGAAGATTGCCGAGACTAATGATCTCATAGCGCAGTCTGCTGAGCTGAGAGACAAGTTGCTGGCAGTCTCTCAGCTTGTGAGGTAACAATGGCTGCTCCAATTTGGACTGGATACAATCCGCCATTTTATAACCAAAGCACCGTCCTTCCGATGCAGCATGATGAGAGGCTAATTAAAAATGATTTAATCCAATTATTGCTTACAGCGCCTGGCGAGCGTATAATGAGGCCAGCAATCGGTAGCCCGATTCCACTTCTACAATTTGAGAATATTATTGATGGTGATATTAGCACCATCAAATCTGGCATATTATCAGCCATTAGAAATTTTGAGCCAAGAGTAACGATCACGTTAATAGATGTGAATCTTAATCCTGATCAGTCGGAGATGACCATTACGATTGCTGGTGCTGTCAATCTTAACCCAAATGAAAGATTTAAGATTGAAATAGGCATTTCTGATGGTGGCATTAAGTTGGTGAAAGCAGAATGAGTAACGAGACTTATTTTAATCTACCAAATTCACCTGATGAATTCGGCGTAAAGTTACCAACAGCTGACCTCAGGAAGATCGACTATACATCTCTTGAGTTCGATACTATTACTAGAGCGGCTATCGAATATATTAAGACATACTATCCCGCACAGTTTAATGACTTTGTTGAAAATAACGGCATTATAATGATGGTGGATCTAATTAGTTTCATTGCCTCGGCGATTGCTGAGAGAGGTGAAGTATTAGTGCAAGAATCATTTTTACCAACGTCTTACTCGAGGGAGGCAGTTGCAAATCACTTGTCTCTCATAAACGAGCAGATACACACAGCGACACCGGCTGTAGTGGATATAGAAGCGAGCGTACCTTCGCCACTTCAAACGAGTCTACAAATTCCAGCTGGCGTCATATTCAATCTCACTGGTGCAGATGGAAAGTCTTTAACGTACGAGATGTTCAGAGCACCAAATAACTGGACTGATTCGATCCAAGTTTTGCCAGGGAAACGTGGTGTGGTCGCATTTGGGATTGAAGGTAAATTTGACACGCCGTTTGTAGCAATATCAGCTGGTGGCGCGAATCAGGTTATCGATATTATTGCTGATAATATATTAAGTGATCCAATATTCGTTAACATCAAGAGTGGATCGTTAGTAAAAGAATGGAAAAGGGTGTTGATTATAGAGAGGTCTGGCCCAGAAGATCAGGTATATGAGGTGATTACTATCGATGGTGGGATAAGAATAAAATTTGGTGATGACAAAGCTGGTAAGGCACCTCTTGCTGGAGAAGAGGCTACTGTTCTGTATAGGGTTGGTGGTGGAAGTAGAGGTAGAATTGGATCTGGTCGCATCAATACTACAAGACCATTCCAACCAGATCCACCAGCTTCGGCACCAGTCGAGGTGTCATTTAACAACCCAAAACCATCACAGGGAGGAATGGATGAAGAAGTAATAAGCGATGCTAAGAAAAGGGCGCCACGTGAAGCCGCAACGTTGAATGCAGCAGTTTCCGGGCCAGACTATGCACAAATGGCATCGAGTTTCTCACATCCTGTGTTTGGTACAGTGTCGAAGTCAGTGGCCACAGTTAGAACATCCTTGAATGCCAATATTGTTGAGTTATATGTGCTCGCCGAGGGAACTGACGAGCCGGTTAAACCAAGTGTTGGACTTAAGAAGGGACTTAAGAATTATCTAGAAGAGATTAATGTATTATCAGATGAAGTAAGGGTTTTAGATGGTTCAATCAAAAGAATAAAACTTGAAGCTAATATCGTCTTGAATCGTAATGCTATAGCATCGACAGTTAAGGATCAGGTAGAAAAAGCGGTCAAAGACTTATTCGACGTTACAAAGTTTGATATGGGGCAAGAACTACACATCGACGATATTTCAACTGCTATCAAGGGCATTGATGGTGTAAGTTTTACGACTATATTTCAACCAGCCGATGATATCCTAAAGACCGGTAAACTAGCAGATCCAAATGAATATGGCATTGGTATCAATGAATTGATCGTGTTAGGAGAAACCCAACTCAGATTCTATTATGAAGCATGATATATCCATTTGAGAAAAATTATTTTTATTCATTGCCGACTGGATTATTTGAGTTACCAGAAGGTAAGACGCATGGGCAGTGGATAGACGAAAACAAGCCTGGTAATAGCAGAGAATCATTATGCGAACAAGGATGGATAATTGTCGCTACATTTAATGATAGGCATGTATTCCAAACATATGGTTTTGAAGAATTTAAATTAAAAACGATTCATGAGATTATCGATAAATTGCCGTTAAAGGAAAATATTCTTATCCAGACTAGTAATAGCACTTGCTTTGAACTAAAATCTTTTGAGATGATGCAGATCGATGAATCATCTCAACTTTGGCCGTACAAGATTCAAATGTAAACTGAGTAGTATTTGAGGTATAACATGGCAAAGAAAGTAATCTGTGGTAGCAAGTCACTTAAGGCAATAAATGGATCGCCACCACCAAAAGGTAGTAAGAAGCTGGGCAAGAAACGGTTTGGCCCAGCTCCTATCGGGTTCGGTAGGGGATATTTAAGGGGGCCAACTAAGTAGGAGATATGTCATGCACTCTGAAGAAATATGCGAAAGTTGTGGTAAGCCAGTAAAGATGACATCATATTTAATTGATGGTAAGTGGGTGTGTGATGAGTGTGCCCAAAAGGCTCCAAAAAATATTCGACCCAATAGGATTGGGGAGCCTGAAAGAGTTAAAAATAGCATACAGAAATAGTCACACCACAACCGTTAAAGATTTAAATGAGAAATCGGCGGCAGCCCCCACCGATGGCGAGTTGTGGATTGTGGCAGTTTTATTGTGCGGCCATTTTAATGGCCCCAAAAGAGAAAGATTTATCTTGACTGATGGCGATGTAGTAATAGAATCAAATAGTTGCTCGCCGCACGATATAGATAGAGCAATCACATTCAAGCAAGGGTTAACTGATAAATATATTACTAAGATTGCGTTGAAATATATTAAAGAAACAGTGTTTGAGGATCCTGATGGGATGACCACCGAATTACCCATGTAAGCGAAAGCTATAAATGAGATCCTCTCATTGCGAGAGGTACTCAAAACTGTATGTGCTGTCCGCTACATGAGGGCAAACGATGGTCGGTGGAGGGATGGACCTCCAGATCCTATCATCATCCATATAGTTGCTAGAGCCACGCGAAAGTGTGGCTCTGGCACCAGAGTTCAGTGGTGGTGCATTATGCCTAAGAATGTTTACAACGCTCATTCTGGCATATGTCCAAAATGTGGAGCCAAATTGCCAGTGCATTGGCAAGACGATAAGTGTCCGACTGGTCCTAAGGATACCGAATTTATAAGAATATGCCCGAATTGTGGTGGCGCGCTATATTGTGAAATCGATCAACAATCTAATTCTTGAAATATCTTCTCCTTAAACTTTCTCACAGCCATCGCCATCAATTTTCCTGCTTCATAAAAATGTGAATTCCACCATACTGTTGGCTCTGTATTATCCTCTTTGGTGAATACGAATACAGCACTCTTGATATTATGCTCAGTCTTTAACTCTGATATCATTTTCTCGACTTTTGAAATGATCGCAATCATTTCTGGATTTTCTTCTTGTGTGGATGTGTCTTTGGGTTCCATGTGCGCCTCAAATCGTATTTCATTATCATGAGTTCCGCACCATCTGACACTGTTTTATCTATTTATGAATGGTTTAGAAAAGTTATGGCCTCTAATGGGAGATTTATTAGGAGACCAAAATGCAATGACATCACCAAGACGTATCAATATCGATCCGTTAGCCAATTCGCCGATAAAGTATTAAAAATGAGTTTAACGAAGAATGAAATAGAATCTCTAGTCACCGAGATAATTCGTTACGCCAAAGATAAAAAGCTACTTGGCAGAGGCACTGCGATATTAAACATGTCTAATATATTTGTTATTTGTTATAATAGAATCGAGGCGTCGTCGGTTTCATCTGATAGGCTTATCGAGTCTATTAAATTGGCATCATCGTTCATTAACGGCGATTTAGCCATACCAGAGTCGATTGGAGGCTATCCTAAGCTTATTAGGTTAGTAAATAGTGGGTTAGTTCCAATCGAGTTGGTTGCAGTATCTAAAAAGTGCACGCTTGCCTTGCAACAAACTAGTAGTGATCGTGATTGCATGCCATCGGATATAGACATGCTTAAAACTAGAATTCGGCTGCTATCTAGGCATAGCAATTACGAGGCAATGAAGGAAATACTTGGCGACGATTTGCTAGACACAGGAGTACCAAAATGAAATTTGTTAGGCACTTTACTAAAAACTTAATGCATCCATTTGAATACGTGGAATGGGTAAAAGAAGATGTTGAGATTAAAAATGATTTGACAGGAGATATAATTTTTAGAATCAAGGGAGCCGAAGTACCATCGACATTTGATAAAAACTCACGTGAGGTATTGACCTCCAAATATTTTAGAATGACCGAGGTACCAGTAGATCTGGTGCACATAGATGAAGTTAGCGATAGTGGTAAAAAGGTGCCAGATTGGTTAAGAAGGCGTGAACCAATTGCAGCTGTTAAGGATCTTAGGGTCGCGCTTAAAACCACGAGAGATCGTGAGGATTACCTTCGATTAAAATGCGATGTTAATATACCTGAGATTGCTGGGGAACTTAAGATCATTAGAGAAAAATTAACCGCTCTTAGAGGCGAATACAACAAACATTTCACACATGAGAGGAGCGCTAAGCAAGTTTTTTCTAGGTTGGCTGGTTTCTGGGCATATTGGGGTTGGATGAACGATTATTTTGGTACAGAAGATGATGCAAGAATATTCTACGACGAAACAATATACATGCTAGAGAACCAGATAGCGGCCCCAAATACGCCACAGTGGTTTAACAGTGGTCTTTATTGGGCTTATGGCATCGAAGGCGACAAAAAGGGATTGTGGAGATATAATCCTAAAACCGGCAAAGCTGAAGAAACCACCAATTTCTATCAATACCCTGGGATTCATGCTTGCCACATCATAAACTGCAACGATTCGTTATTTGATGAGGGCGGAATATATGACGATTTAATGATTGAGGCTAAAGCTTTCGCTATTGGTGGCGGTGTTGGTAAGAACACGAGTAATATTAGATCCAAATTTGAATATTTGAGAACCGGTAGTAGAGCCAGTGGATCAATGGAATTTGCTGTCATTGACGATAAAAGTGCTGGTGTGATCAAGTCTGGATCTGGTCAAAGACGCGCAGCCAAAATGGTCATTAAGGATATGGATGACCCAGAGGTACCAGAATTTATCGTGTGGAAGGAGAAGGAAGAAAAGAAGGTTGAAGCGTTGGTTGCCGCTGGGTATAGTTCGTCATGGGAAGGCGAAGCGTATAAGACTGTGTCTGGGCAGAATTCAAACAATTCTGTCAGGATGCAGGATAGTTTTATGCGGCTAGCTAAGACCGATGAAGATTGGCCGATGACCAGTAGGACAACTGGTGAGATTGTTAGGAAAATGAAGGCAAAGGAGCTATGGAAATCCATAGTCGATGCATGCTGGTATAGTGGCGATCCAGGAGTGCAATTTGATTCAACGATACAAGCGTGGGATACATGCCCCAAAGACGGTAGAATTAGAGCCACCAACCCGTGTGCTGAATACATTTTCAAAGACAATTCATCATGTAATCTAGCTAGCATCAACTTGCAGAAATTGTTTGAGGAAACTGGTGACAAGCTTAAGGTTGCCGACTTCATATATGTATGCAGCCACTGGCTAACTATCCTCGATATTTCGGTTGATGCCGCACAGTTGCCATCTCGGCAACTTGCTGAAGGAACTGCAAGATATCGCACCACTGGCTTGGGGCATACTGGCCTCGGTGCAGTTTTGGAACGATCTGGTATTCCATATGATAGCGAAGAAGCTTGCCACCTTGGTGCCGCTGTGACATCACTGATGACCGCGCAATGTTACATTCAAAGCTCTAGACTAGCCAAACACCTTAGCACGTTTGCGGCGTTTAAGGAAAACAAGACGGATATGCTAAAAGTTATTAGGAATCATAGGTTGGCATCATCTGGTAATCCCAACAAGATTGGCTATGAGGGTAAGATCACACCGTGGGAAATCAATCATTCTGTAATCAATAAGGATCTTGGCAAGGCCATAATAAATGCGTGGGATGAAGCACTACAATTGGGCAACAAATATGGATACAGGAATGCTTTTGTTACACTTATCCAACCATCTGGCACTGTTGGGTTACTAATGGGATGTGACACAACTTCGATTGAGCCAGATTATAGGATTGTGAAACTGAAGAGACTATCTGGTGGTAGTTCAATGAGAATGGTCAATAGGTCAATACACAAAGCGCTGGAGAATCTTGGATATACTGATAGCCAAATTGAAGATATTGAAACGCATGTGGCTGGTAATAACACGCTGGATGACGCTCCATTTATTAATAGATCATCTTTGATGGCGCTCGGTATTGTCGAAAAAGACATCGATATGATCGAAAAAGATCTCGATCCAGCTATTCAGCTATGTGATGCATTTGATGCTTCAAAATGGACGCCTAAATCAAAAGAAGCGATTGGCTTACCATCCGACTATAAGTGCGGCGTTAACATTTTTATGCAGATGAATTTCACGAAAGAACAATATCTGGAGGCAACCAAATGGATATGTGGTTACGGTACTCTTGAGGGCGCACCATATCTTAAACCTGAGCATTTGCCAATCTTTGATTGTGCCGTCAGGTCAGGATATGGTAAGAGATATTTAAGGTGGGAAGCGCACGTTAAAATGGTTATTGCGGTATCTCCGCATATTTCTGGGGGTATCAGCAAAACACTAAATATGCCAAATGATGCTACAAGAGAGGATATTGAGTCGGCAATACTAATGGCATATGAGGGGGGCGCTAAATGTATCGCACTATATAGAGATGGGTCGAAGAAATCACAACCGCTAGTTAATCCATATGATATAAATTGGTGGGACCCACTACCACCAGATATGATTTTGCCCAGGGGAGCAAGGCGAAGAGCTCCAACAAGAAGGAATATGCTAGCACATGAGGTTACAATATACGATCCCGCTAAATGGCAAAAGGTAGTCTTTAAGTTTGGAGAGTACGAAGATGGTTCGTTGGCGGAGATATGGATCGAAGTAACTAAGGATATTCCATCATTTCATTTTGCCATGAAATGGGCCTCTCGAGCGATATCTAATGCCATTCAATATGGTGCGCCGCTATCTGATATATGCAAATCGTATGGCAATGAAGAGGGTGGTCCATGTGGTAGAACTGACCATCCTTATATCACATATTGCAAGAGCGTGATAGATCTTGCGATCAAGCTTGCCATGCTTGAATATGAGGGTGACATAACGTTCTGCCATCGTAAACCACCGCTACACGAAGTTAGATGTGGCAAACTAAAGACTAAAAAACAAAATGCGGAAGTTAAACTAGAAGAAAAATCGTCCGATTTACTCAGACCAATTGATAATAGATGCCCAAAATGTGGATCGTCTGACATAGAAAAATATCCATGTCCAGTATGCGTACGATGCGGCACTCCTCTTGGCGGTTGTTCAGCATAAGCGTGTCAAATATATGATTTCAGCAATAACCTAGATAGGAGAGAGAGTTATGGATTGGACCATCATTTTGGGAATTATATTTGTGGGTTTAGCGGCTATCGTGGCGTCGATCTCGCCGTTCGTCATCTCCTGGCTGCTTAAGCAAAAGTGGGTGCAGCAGGCTCACCTGGAAGCCCTGATCTCCGCGCTCATCCCGCAGGTAGTCGAGTGGGTGGAGTGGTGGGCGGCTCACTGGGACTCAAAGGCTGAAGAAGTTCCGCCTCGCACCACAGCCTTGCCTCCGAAGGGCGAGGCCAAGATGACCAAAGCTCTCGAGTTGCTTAGGGCTTACATTCCCGCCGCCAAAGCCGTGCCTGATGAGATCTTGAAGCTCAAGTTCGAGACGGCCCTAATCAATAAGAAATAATTCTAAGAGGTGGCTCATGGTTCTCGCATTTGCATTCACTGATGTCAATACGATCCTGACATGCCTTGCTCTGCTATTGACAATCATTACATCGGTGATTGCTATCATCTATAAAATCAAGGCTGGGAATTGGCAGGGAGTAGCAGAGGAGACCGGCAAACTAGCCAATGAATGCGCCAAGACAATCGATACGATCAAGGGCAAGACAGACGGAACTCCTGCACGAGCCGTTGTGACAGACGCTCTGAAAATTCAGGGCGCGGAATTAGAGAAGGTTGGTCTAAAGAGTGCAATGGACGCAAAACTTCTGGAGCTTGGTCTTAACGCAAAGTCATAATAATATTAAACAGCTATTATGTAACGGCGGGCTTTTGCCCGCCGTTATCGTATTTAAATGGCATGATAGCTAAAATAACTGATAATCAATATATTAACCTAGAACAGGTCGACTCTAATATTAGCATAATGTTAGATGATCACTTCAGTGCAAAACACCCTCGAGCTAGATTTATCGATGTTGAGCAGCAAAGCTGGGACGGATATTATCGTAAATATGACACGAAGAGACAACGATTAGCGTTGCCATTTTTGTGTGAGCTAAAAGAATTATGTGATAAGAAACAAATTCCACTGGATATATTGGATCTCAGAGAGCTACCAAAGGCGTCTGCCCCAGATCCCTCAAAGATTGATCCGAACATGCTAAGTGGTATTATTCTTGAGCATCATCAAATTGATGCTATTGCAGCCGCTTGTATCAATGAAATAGGAATTTTAAATGCCCCGACAGGTGCCGGGAAAACAGAGATGATGGCTGGTATCGCCAAAATGTTTGGGTGTCCGACAGTCATTATTGCTGATCAGAGGATAATCATTGAACAAATTAAAGCAAGGCTAGAATTAAGAGATGTAATAGATGAGGTTGGGCTATTTTATGGTGGTACTACCCCAAATGGCCAATCGATAGTGGTTGGATCTATACAATCTTTGTCATCACCGCCAGCTTCATTAAAAAGGAAAAGCCCTGAAATTTATAGGAAAAGGAAACATAGAGCAGAGCAATTTCAGGAGATAGTGAGACAGGCTGATCTTCTAATGGTTGATGAATGCGATAAAGCAGTTAGTAAGCAATATCGCATGCTATTTAAATTCTATTTCAATGGAAGGAGAAAATATGGATTTAGTGGAACACCATTTGATAAAAAGAAGCTCGTGGAATCTCTCATTTTGAGAGAGCATTTGGGTTCGATTATTAGTCAGGCCGATAGAAGAGAACTTGAGAAAATAGGAAGAATTATACCAATTAAATTTTATATGTTTGCGTGCGGTGAGAACGGTGATCCACAAGATAAAACGGCATTTGATATTGCAGAAAGAGAAACAATAATAGATAATACTGACTTTCACAAGAAAGTCTTACAAATAGTACAAGCCTTTCCAGATGATGGGACACTTATACTTCTCGATACTAGTAATATTGAAGATCTTGGTGTGGCTCTTGAGCATACGATACCAAATTCGGTATTTATATATGGCAAGACTGGCAAAGTATCCCGCAAAGATTGCATAAAGTCATTTGAAAGTAGAAAACTTAAATGTTTAATTGGCGGTAGAATAATTAAGAGAGGGCTTGATTTAAATGGTGGTGTGGAGAATCTAATCATCATAGGTGGTGGGAAATTATGGTCTGAGTTTGACCAAAAGCTAGGAAGGTCAGTCCGCAACAATAGCAAGGGATGGGCAAGAGTATTTAGTTTTTTGTTTTTAAATAATTTTTATCTTTATAGGCATGGAAGGGAGCAACTCAAAGCACTAATCGATATGGGATATCCATCTACAATTATATTCAAGTCTGGCATTATAGACGGAAAGCAATTCGTACATTCTAGATTTAGACGCCCGCCTCAAAAGTCCTCTTTATAATACACTTCTAAGAGTAAATATATTATCATTGAAATATATTATATATTATGATAGCCAAAGACAAGCCGAAGAAAAAACTCAGATTGACGGAAGAGCTTAGGGCCGTTGAATGTGAGCTCAAGGTGAATGATCTTGAGGAAGTGGCTGTTATAGAGGTAATTGAACCAGATGATGATCCTAGCACAGAAGCAGAACGCAAGGGATACTATTTTGATAATCATAAAGTTGAGCAACTTTTAATAGTATATGTCAATGATGGATGTATAGATGTTAAGAAGCGCGACGAGATAATGAGTCATGCATCAGAACTGATTAGACAGATTATTAGAACCCATAATTTCCACAACATTTATCCTGGGGCCGATGACGCTTCATTTAATGATTTATTCCAAGTTGCGTGGGTTCAGATAGAATCAACTTTATACAAATTTGATTCATCTCAAGGCCACACCAAAGTCTTCAACATGTGGAGTCAAGTGGCCAAGACAGTAATGTTGGCCCATATTAAGAAGGAGATGAGAGACAAGAAAAATTACAAGTCTTATAAGAAGCATCTTGATACTAAATCACTACAACGCAGCGTCATCCTAAGGAGGTTTGTTGATGAGGCTAGAGAAGTATGCAAACATAATAGGGAGTATCTTGATATCTTGGGATCACTCGGGAAGTTGTACGATGTTGACCAGAAGCCACATGAAGGATTAATTGGAAAGTTAGTTAAGGCTTCCGGCAAATCGAGGTCTAAAATATCATCATTTTTGAGAACAATAAGGCTGAGGAGCTTCGAGTTTACAGACGCACCAATATCAGAAGAAAAGGATATAAAAGAAGAGGATGGCAGAATAACTAAGTCTCACGTAACCTTCGAAGAGGATGAATACGATGCCAGATAAAAGCAATTTATTAGAATTCGCCACAATGGTAAAAGATCAGTTGAAGGATGCATATCATGTAAATGTGACCAACATTGAGGAGAAAACAGACCTTCACGGCCAACAGAAGGTAGTCATTAAAACTGATGGAATTGAGATGTGGTTCCGTAGTGGCCCTGATGGTTCAGTGACGATAGATGGGATTTCACCGGATTCAAATAAGGCAATTGGTACCGTTAAGATAAATGTGCCGATCTGCCACTTAAGAACATCAGCAATGTTAGTTGATAAATTTGATCTTAGCAAGGTTAAAAATGAATCTGACGAATCTAATAAGACTGATGAACCCGATAAAACTAGCAAACACGAAGAACCGGAAGATTTTGAAGAAGAGTTTACCGCTCCAAGCAATAAATTTGTTATTGTGGATGCATCGGCATTATCTGATGATCATGAGTTAGCTGAAAAGGCAATCTCGGTGCCAGTTAAATATCACGGTGCGGTATTTGCCGTCAAGGCCGTCTATGACGATACAATATTAAGAAGTTTAACAATTACACCGTCGATGATTGATGAAGGATCAAAGGAGGTTGTTAAGACAACTGAGCATGCGGTAGCTGAGGGGATGTCATTATTATCGCATGACAACCAACCATCTCTTGAAACTAGGACCACTCTTGGATCTAAGCACCAAAAGAAGGGTGACAAAGACGGCGAAGTACCAATGCGCGTTCCAGGTCCAGGACTCAGAGGAAGACCAAAGAGGGATAAGAGCAAGGAAGATCAGAGATATAAGGAAAGAAAGGCCAAGAGGCCAATTCAGCGCGCCAAAGCTACCAAAATGCATTTTGAACGCATGGCTGAGCAAGCTATTGTTGTGACGAAATTGATATTCGATGACAAGTTCAATGGTCTTGGTGTAGTTGATGCCGATGGTTTGGAGACCATCGGAAAGATACTTGAAAGAATGGTCACCAGATCCGAATTGTCAGATCATCTAGACAAAATCAATGTCGCTATTGAAAAAGCCACGAAGGCTTTGGGTGAGAGGAGAAAGGAAGAGTCTACCGCTATAGTGGAGCACGTAGAATGGATGAGACAAGAGACAAAGAAGATAAGAGAACAGATAAACCAGAAAGCAAGCCAACCAACGTAGACAATATTGATCCCGAACTAACAAAATTATTGGCACAAGCGGCTGATCCCCTACCAAGCGCTGATGTTGATGTTAGTAAATTGCCTGCCGCGCAGCCTATTCAGGAGAAACTGCCGATCAAGGAGGAAGCTGTAGTTGATCTAAAACATACATTCAAGAAATTCAACGACATAGCCGACAGGATTCTTGATAATTTTGGCTCAGATAGGGATGAGATAGAGGAGACGATAGCATCTCTTAAGGATTTATTCAACCAGAATAGCAAACCGCAGGAACACATAGTAATGGGTTTGGTATCAGCTCTGCGCACCAAAGCGGAGGCCAACGCCAGCATAATTAAATTATTAGATTCATTTGCTAGATTGGTTGGCGCCACCAAGAACACTAATATATTCCAGTCATCATCTACGATTATAGACCTATCGAGCCTGCTCGACGAGGATGCCGATGGCGATAAACCCAAAACAACTTGAGCAGCTTATTAGGAAATGCCAGAAGAATCCTGCATTCTGGATTGAGAATTTCTGTAAAGTAGAGCATCCCAAGGCCGGTATTATACCATTTAAACTATTTGATTACCAAAGAAGAAGTTTAGCGGCATTCCTAAGTCATAGATTTTCGATCTACAGAAAAACAAGACAATGTGGTATATCTACCTTAGCTGGTGCATTTGCGCTATGGTATGCAATGTTTTTCAACAATAAGACAGTTTTAATAGTTTCCAAGAGAGATACTGATGCTAAGAATTTCCTAAAGAAGAACGTCAAATTCGTATATGATCAGTTGCCATCATGGTTCCACGATGTATGGAAAGACTCAGCTGATGTTGGTGGGATTAGAAACGAGCATGAACTTGGATTTAATAATGGGTCTAGAGTTTCCAGCCTTACATCAAGCCCCGACACATTACGCTCGCACGCTTCATCACTCAATATTATTGACGAAGCGGCATTTATGCCTCACATGGATGATATGTGGAGCGGCGGCTGGCCGACAATGGTTCACGGCGGATCGGCTATTGTTATTTCAACTGTTAAGGGCTTAGGAAATTGGTATTGGAGATTCTGGACTGACGCTGAAGCTGGTCAAAATGACTTTAATCCTATTGTCATTAATTGGTGGGATATGACATGGTCAATAAAGTATAGAGATGAATTGGCTAGATCCCAAATCGAAATCTGTCCAACAAAAGAAATTAGGCCGTGCAAGACATCTGAAGAGATTGAAAAATATGGCCCTTATTGGAGCCCATGGCTCGAAGGAGAGTATAGAAACCTTACAGAAAAAGGTGATGACGCTAAGTTTAGACAAGAAGTTTTGGCCGAATTTGTCGGCACAGGGCATACAATTCTATCTAGGCAGACTCTTGCAATTATTAGTAGCACAGTTGCTAGAGAAGGCAAGAATTACAAGACAGTCGGCGTGATTGATTATGTGAACCCAACGACATCCGAAAGAGAGGTACTTGATTTTAGGAATGATTTGTGGATTTGGAAGACGCCAGAGAAGGGAGGAGAGAGGGAAGGTGAGGACGGGAAAGTTTATGAAGAATCTCCGCATCAATATATAATGGGGTGCGACGTTGCAACTGGTGAGGGTGATGACTATAGTGCGATCGAAGTATTCGATATTAGCGAAGGTGAACAAGTAGCAGAACTTAAAATCAAGGTTAGGCCAAAAGTGTTCGCCAAGATGATTGATTACGTTGGTAGATGGTACAATAATGCGTGTGCTGTTGTCGAAAACACTGGTATAGGTAGGGCCACATGCCAGGAGTTGTTTGAAGATTTAGCGTATCCGAACGTCTATAGAAGCCGCAGGAAAAGGGCAGATCTTAAGATTAAAGCTGGATTCCTTGGATTCTCAACCACAGGCCAGAGTAAGCATGTGCTGAACAAGTCGTTGATCGATGGGCTTGGAGAAAATGGTTATGCTATATATTCGGGAAGGCTATATAAAGAGGCATTGATATATGTTCAGTTAAGCGGAAACAAGACTGGTGCAGAACCAGGAGTTGGTAATAATGATGACCTAATAATTTCGGTGGGTCTGGCATTCATTGGTATAACTGACGCGATTAGAATTGGAAGCCACAATCTTTTGCCGTTCCACAATGTTGACGTTCCAATGACTGTTGTTGATAGTTCAGAAGATATTCTTCCTATGTTAGGTGATAAGAATATTATGGCTCCGATTAGTGTAAATAGCGAATATGAAACCGGCAGGTGTAGTATTGACGCTGAGGTTGTCAAATTTCAACACCAGCTTGGCGGTATTATGATAGATACTAAGACCAAAAATAACATTGAGACTGTTAAATTTAAAAAATATAAATTGCAATCGCTCAAGAAATGATAGATTGGACAGCTACATCTAGAGAATTGGGGCATGGAACTGAGTGCCTTAATTTATATAGACCAAAAGTCATATGTAGATGCGATAATTGTAATGAACCTCATGTAATTACGATAAGAGTCAAGTCTAAAATAAATAATAACCAGCAAAGCTGGCAATGCTCAAGATGTGTTGGTGGAAGAGAAGAAGTAAGAGCTAAGTTATCAAAAAGCACAACGGAGCAGTGGAAGGATGATTCTTATAAATCTGTTAGGTCTAAGTCGAGCTTGGATCTGTGGAATGATCAAGGGTTTAAATCAAAACACCACAATGCAGTTAACACTGTCGAAAGTAGATCGAAATGCTCCGACGCAGCAATTAAAGCGTGGAGTGACCCAGTTTATAGATCGAAACATGCTATTTCTTTAGCTAACCAATTGGTATCAAGACCTAAAACTGAGATTAAGTTTGATACCATTTTATTAGATTTAGGAATCGCATTTGATACAAATTATGTTGTTGGGCCATATACGTTCGACTACATAATCGAACG